ACCGTCACCGGTCCAGCCACCAGCGCCACCGATGCCCCAGATTGGCGCCACGCCCACCCCGAGTCCAGCGCTAGCCCCGCCAGTACCGACGCCTCAGCCCGTCCAGAGTCCGACGGACATGGCCCAGGCAGGCGAGACCTGGGCGCAAAAGCAGATCCAGAACTTGCTCAATCCACCAGCGCCCATAGCTGCTGAGACGCCACCAGGTGGCCCACAGCAGCCGCCTGGGCTTCCGGGCCTACCGGCAGCCACGCCAACTGCGGCCGGACCCCAGACCGCGCCAATTACCTCGAGCCCGGTGATGACGGGCGATATGCCCAATGTCCAGGTCGACGCCAGCTCACCGGACGCGTTCATACGCTCCATCACGCCGGCCGCCCAGTGGGTGCAGGACAAGACCGGCATCCCCGCCGCGGCGATGATCGGTATGGCGGCCAATGAGACGGGCTACGGCAAGGCGGCGCCCGGCAACAATCTCTTCGGCATCAAGGGCAGCGGGCCGGCCGGCTCGACGACATCGGGCACCTGGGAGGACTACGGCAACGGGCCGGTGCAGATCACCGACCAGTTCCGTCGTTACGACAACGCGACTCAATCGTTCCAAGACTTCGTCAATTTTCTGAGAGACAACCCGCGCTACCAGGGCGTCATGAACCTGGTGGATCAGGGCCAGGCCAACGTCGGTAACTTCGTCCAGGGCCTCAAAGACGCCGGCTACATGACCGACCCGAACTACGTCGGCAAGATCCAGAACATCGTCGGCCAGTGGCAACCGACCATCGACCAGGTGCGCGGCACGGCCCAGCAGGGCTTGGCAGCGGTCAACAACGCCGTCGACGCGGCCAGGTCGCAAATCGCTACACGCACCTCGCAGTTCGCGCTGGGTCTCAGCTCGGGCGACGCATATTCATTCTGTGGCCCCGCCGCGGCGATTGCATTCGCCCAGACCTACGGCCGGAATCCGACCGTCGACGAGGCCAAGCAGCTCGCCCAGCAGGTCGGCTGGAATCCCAGCCAGGGCATGGCCGGTGTTGGCTCCGAAGTCCAACTGCTGAACGCGATGGGTGTCGATGCCCACGCCACGCAGGGCGTTGATTGGGCCCAGGTCGGTCGCGATGCTTCCGGTGGCAACCCGGTCATCATCGACACGCCTGGCCACTACTACTACCTCGACGGCTACAACGCGGACTCTGGGAAATTCCACGTCGGCACCTCGGGCACCGACCTCAAGGGCGGCAGCGAGTGGATGAGCGCCGACCAGATCAATGCCATGCCGCAGTCGCAAGGCGCGGCTCGCGCGGCCATCTTCGCCGACCATCCGCTCGCCCAGAATGACGGATTGGCTCAGTCGACGACCGCCGCGCAGGGTTCAACGTCCATGACCACCATGCAGCCGGCCACACAGCCGGCGTCCGACCTGCTGTCGACCGTCACTGGTGCCGTGCAGAGCAAGGCGCAGGACGTCATGAACGCGGTGCAGAACGTCGGCAACCCGCTCGAGGCCGCGTTTGGCACGCCCGAACAGCCCAGCGGTCTCAGCAACGCCATCATGAACAACCCGCTTATGCAAGGCGTGCAAGCGGTCAATCCTGTGCGCGAGGCGCTCTTCCCGACCATCCTCGACCCCAGCGTTCGCGCTCAGCAGGAGCAGGAAGATGCGCTCGGCCTGAGTGCCTTCCAGAAACGCTTGGCCGGACAGGGTGACCAGGTTACGCCCGAAGAGCAGCAGGCTGAATCGAATCAGATGCAGCGCGCTCAGATGATTGGTCTGACCATGCCCAACGTAGGCGCGGTGGCCCAGGCGGTCGCGCGCCCTGGCAATGTGCCGCTCTCCGACTGGCTGCGCGGTGCGTATCGCGGCGGCATCATCGGCGGTCTGAATACCGCGGCCGATGTCGCCTTCAACGCGAGTTTGACGCCAGCGCTGTCCGGAATCACCGGAACCGTACGCGACCTGGCCAGTTTCCAGCCCGGTCGGCTGCACGGTCGGCTGCTGGGCGCGCAGTCGGGCATCGTCAATTGGGCAGATAACTGGCTGCAGGGCCTGCGTAACTCGCTCAACGGGCCAAACACGATCACCGCGCGCGCCAATCCGGGCGCGGCGACCTGGGCCGGTCGCGTGGTCGAGGGCATGGGCGCCATTCACGGTGCCTTCCAGAACGCCACGTCTGAGCTGATCGAGAGCATGGAGCACGGTGCCGAGTCGGGTGCCAACGCCTCGGCGACTGGTGCCAATGGCGCCCAGTGGTTTCAGGAATTCCAGAACCAGTTTTCTCAACCGGTCAGCGCGACCGTGAAAGCAATGGGTGACCGTGCGGCGTTGCGCGGTGACCTGGGCCAACTGACCGGCGCGCTCGGACGTCTCGTGGGCAACATGGGCCCGGTCGGTGATGCGCTGTTCCCGGTCTATCGCATGGGCATGGCGATGGCCAACCGCATGGTGGAGTTCACGCCAGTGGGTCTGGCCGGCACGGTCGCGGATATTGGCAAAGCCCAGGTCGGCCGCGGTCCCTACGCGGCCGGCCTGGGCAGCACGCCCGCGAGCAGCGCCGTCGGTCCGCTCAGCGAGCGCTTGACCAACAACCTGCTCGGCACCGCGCTCGGCATGTGGCTGGCCAACAAGGCACTCGGCGGCACGATTACCGGTACCGGGCCGACCGACCCTGGCGAGCACCAGGTCTGGCTTGCCAATGGCAACCAGCCCAACAGTTTCCTCGGCCCCGACGGGGCGTTTCACAGTTGGGAGCATCTGCCGCCCGCGCTGCGAGGGCCACTGATGACGGCCGGCGCGTATGCCGACGCCGTGCAGGCGTACAACGCCTCGAGCGCCAAACAGGCGGCGACTGGTCCAGCCGCCTACGGGGTCGAAGATCCACGTATGGCGGCTGCCTCGCAGCTCATCTCGGAAGTCGGCCAGCAACTGATGTCGGCGACGCCGATGCGCACGTTCGCCAATCTCTACGATGCCCTGCAGACTGGCAGCGTGGCGGGCAAGGCCATGGGCACCGCGTCTGCGGTCGGCTCGAGCGTGCTGGGTGGCCTGGTGCCCTTCTCCGGCGAGGTGCGCTCGATCGCCCAGATGACCGATCCCTACCAGCGTCAAGTCGTGCGCCCGATCACGCCCGACTTGCTTCAGCAGAGCATCGGTGAGCGCGTTGCTGAGAACATCCCCGGCCTGCGTCAGGGACTGCCGGTCGCACAGGACGTGCTCGGGCGCCCACTGCAGAATCCACTGCAGGGCCTCGGCGAGCTCTCGCCGGTGCGTAGCGCGGCCGGTCAGCCGACAGCGGTGCTTCAGGCGATGCAATCCGCGGGTGTTGCGCCGGCGGCCACGCCCGATACGGTGCCGTACGGACGTGGCGAGATCCGTCTCAATCCGCAGGAACAGCGCGCTTTCGAGCAGTACCGCGGGCAGATCATCCAGCAGTACGCCGGCGGGCTGGTGGCTTCACCCCAGTGGCAACAGATGGGCCAGCTCGCGCAGCAGCGCGCCCTCAGCAACATTGACCAGCAGGCGCAAGCCGCGGCCGGGCGCCTGGTGCTGAGAGATATCGTCGCCGTGGGTCAGGGTCCATCGCGTATGCAATTCACCGGTGCCCTCGCGCCGGTTCTCGGCTATGGGCCCGACGTGCTGGGAAACCAGGCGCTGCTACAGGCCGAGCTCGCGCGCAGCCAGACGTACCGCCAGACGCTGATGCAAGCCTTGCAGGGTAGTGGCTCTAGCAACCTGCAGCAGTTGATGGCCGCGAACGCCGCCGCGGCCAGCGCCACGCAGGGCCCCTGAGCCGTAGCAGGTAATAGAGCCAACCCAGTGGATTGATGTAGCAAAGATGCTCGTGTGGCAAGTCTGCTGGCGCGCCGCACAAGCAAGGACCGATTGGCATTGTGCAGGTGGTATACGCCGGCGCGCGCGGAAGTAGTGGCACTGAAGATGAAATCGAAGTGAAGTACAGTTGCGCTGTCTAGCACATGTCAGAGACGCCGCCGACTGAAACAGGCGCACCTGCTGAAGCGAGCCCGGAAGGCAACGCTCCGGCGCAGGGCCAGGTCGAAATCGCGCTCGGGCCACACACGGATATCTATCCCGAGAGCCTGCGACCAGCTGCACCAGAGCCCACGCCCGCACCGCTCGCCCAGGCACCGGAACCTGAATCAGCGACCGTATCCGAAGCACCCGAGATCGCTGGACCCGAGCCACCACCAGACGGTGAGAGCCGGGGAGCCCGACGACGAGCGGCCGAGGATGCGTACCAGCGTGGACTGACCGAGGGCCGCGCCGCCCTCGAACGCGAACAGGCGCAACAAGCCCAGGCCAACCAGATCCAGCAAACCCAGCGCGAAGCCACCGAGCGCGTCGAGCAACTGTTCAACGAACTGGCCTCACCCGACTACGCGACGCAGGACCGCGCCCGCCAGGGCATCCTGCAGATGTATTCGGGCAACCGCCAGGCCGCTGCGCTCATGCAGACCACGCGGCAGCAGGTGCTCTCCGAGATGGCCGCCGATTTCCGAACGCTCGGACAACTCGACGGCATCGACGAGACCGGCTATCAGAGCCTGCACACGGCGCCGTCGGCGGCCGAGCTCGCCAAACGCGCCTTCGATCTGGGGAAAAAAGCACGCGATGATCAGGTCGCGCGGCTCGAGGCCGAAGTCGAAGGATTGCGCGGGCGTCTGGTTGGCAGCAAGGCCACGCCCGAGCCGCGCAATGGCTCGGGCAACCAACTGGGCGGCCTCTCGATCGAACAGTACCTGGCCATGTCGCCGAAAGAGGCGGCCAAACTCTCGAGCGCGCAGATCGACGCGATCACCGCCGAGATGGCCACCGAAGCCGCGCGCAATGGCCGCTAGCTAACTTAAGTGGGCTGAACAAGCCCTCCGCGGAGGGTTCAATACCTTGGCTGGCGAAGTCACAATTACGACCGCCGCCGTCTTCATCGATCAGGTCTGGTCGCCGGAGTTGAACCGCGCGATCCAGTTCGACATCGTGATCGCGGCACTTTTTGATGACAAGTCATCGCTCGTCGATCAACACGCCAATACCATCAACTTGCCGAGCCGGCACAACCTGACCGCCAACGCCAAGGCGGCGGGTACGCCACTCACGCCGCAGACCATCACCGAGACTCAGCAGCAGTTCGTGCTGCCGATGAGCAATGGTCACCGAGCGATTGCGCAACGGATTGAGGACATCGCCGAGATCCAATCGCGCTACGACATCCGCTCTGAGACCACCATCGCCGGCGCCTACGCGCTCGCGCGCCAGATGGACGTGGATGCCGCCAGCCTGTTCTCGGCGGCGAGCAACTCGAGCGGCACCACCGGCGCTGAGCTCACCGACGACAACCTCATCCAGGGCCGCACGCTACTCCGAAACCAGGCCGCGCCACGCCCGTGGTTCATCGTCGTCCCGCCAGCCACGTACAGCGGCTTTCTCAAGTTAGAGAAATTCACCAACATGCTGTACATCGGCCAGGACGAGGCCGGTACGGCCGTCGAAGAGGCGCGCGTCGGCAAGATGTACGGCGCCGATGTCTATGAGAGCCAATTGCTCGCGGGCACCGCGCCGAATGCGACCGGCGCGTTCTGGTCCAAGACGCATTACTTCAAGGCGATCCAACGGCAGCCGACAACGCATACCTGGTACGACCCGCTAGAACTGGCGTGGGTGGTCTCCATGGACTGTATCTACGGCATGTTCGAACGACTGGAAGCCGACGAGGCCGCGGCCGCCACGAGCAACTCGAGCGACTGGACGGTCAAACTGCTCTGCGTGAAGTAGCGTGTCCCAGAACGTCTACACCGGCGCCGACTACGTCCCCTTCACCACCACCGCCGGGGTTGTCAAAGCACGCGGCGGCCGTCTCGCGAAGGTCGTCGTCACCGCGACGGTGACGGGCTCGATCACCATCTACGACAACCCCAGCGCGGCCTCGGGCACCATCGTCTGGGTCTCGCCCGGCGCGCCCACGGTCGGCACCGAGTTCGTGATCGACGTGCCGGCCAAGACGGGCATGTGGTGCGTGCCCGGCTCGGCCGGCTCGTTCAACGTCGTCTTTACCTAGCGTGCATTTTCTCATTCGGCCCGAAACTGAACAGCGCGCGTATGTCGTGCGGTTTCACGTGCGCGTGCCCGCTCGCTGGACCGAAGACGAGCTCGAAAAAAAACGGAGCTGGGCGCTCGAGCGCATGATCCCGCGCCTGGCACAGCAGGGGTGGACGTTTGTGCGCCTGAGCGATCAGCCGCCGCGCGGTCCCCTGCCGGTGGTGCCGGTCAAAGGCTTTCCCAAGCGCCCTCCCAGAGCCAGAAGAAAACCCGGTCAGCCGTCACCACCGGCACTCGCCGACGACGCGCTCTGGCGCGTCTCGACGCTGCCCACCTTCGGCCCCAAAGCGCCCCACCTGATGACCGACGAGGTCGACTGGGAATATGCCGCAGTCTTTGCGCGCGACCGCGTTGCAACCGAATACGTCGCGCCAGAAAAAGGAGAGCCTGAGCCGACATGGCTGAAGCACTGACTACCGAATCGCCCAATGCCGTCATCGCCGACCAGGGGCTGGTCTATTGCCGTATGCCCGGCGGTGAAGTCATCGCGTGCGATGCCTCCGATATGGAGTTGATGAAAAAGATCAAACGCGGCTGGCAAGTGCTGAGCGACTACGGCCAGTTTGGCTCGAGCGCGTATTACATGGATCACCCGTTCGAGCCGCTGTTCCAGGCGGGTGGCGCGCACGAGCTGAGCATCGAGCAGGTCACCAGCATGGGGTATCACCTCCATCCGCCGCTGGTGCCCACCTGTGAGCGGCACGTCGGTCAGCAGAAAGAGCACCTGGTGCATGCTGGCCGGCCGGGCGCAGCGACGGCCAAGGCAGCGGGCTGCTGGCGGGCTGCGCGGCCGGCGCAGTTCCCGCAGCTCGCGGGTCTCGAGTTCGAGGTACCAGACGCATGCGAGTTCTGCGGGCGTGACGACTTTGGCACGGTCACGGCGCTCAAACAGCACCAGGACGTGATGCACAACGACCGCCGTCAGCAGCAGCAACTGGGTGAGGCCATCGTCAGCGGGCTGCGCCAGACCGGCGTGGTCTCGGGCGGTACCGATGCCCACGCCATCGCCGCGGCTGTTGCCGCCACACTGCAGGCGCTCGGCTACGCCGGTCCGCGTCGACCCGACCCAGGTCCCGAACCCGACGACGAGGGTGACGAAGTGCCGAATGGCGAACCGGCGCCCGACCCCATGCCCGAACCCGAACCCGTGCCAGGCCCGGTAGCCCGGCGCCGCTGAACGACAGAGCAGGAGGCTTTACCCCCGATGCCCGGTACCCGAATCCAGGCCAAAAATGTCGCCGACAGTTTTCAGGGCTACTCGAGTGCCGCCGTCAGCGCGGCCCTGGTGCTGACCGAATGCGTGTGCGTGTCCTTCGGAAGGATTACCGGTATCAAGTTTTTGGCCGTGACGGCTGGCACTGGCGGCGGCAATACCGTCGGTGACGTGCTGCTCAACGGCACGTCGATCTGGGCCGTCAACACGGCTGGCAAGCCCACGCTGGCGGCCACGTCCACCGGTGAGTTCGCGAACTCGCTGCCTGATCCAGGCTCGTCCGGCGTCCGTCCCGGCGACCGCATCACCATCCAGATCGCCTCGATCTCGAGCACCGGCCACGCGCGCTTGATGGCGAACGTGGCCATCTCCGGCAACGCCTAGCGATGCCCAGCAATTTCCCCGGCGGGCCCGACCACATCATCAATAACGTTGCGAATGGGACGCTCGAACAGGACACCCATCCGAACCTGCACAACCAGCTCGCCGACGCAACCAATGCGGTCCAGGCCTCACTGCTGGGCGGCATGTCGGTGGTCGACAAGGGTGGGCAGGTGTTCAACGTCCGCGCGTACGGCCCACTGGGGACCGCCGACGACACCGCCACGATCCAGGCAGCCATCAATGCCTGCTCGGCGGCTGGCGGCGGCGAGGTGCTCATCCCCGGTATCTACAACTGCAACGGCCCGCTGACCCAGCCGTCGAACGTCAACATCCGCGGCACGGGCAACCGCAAGGCGCGCCTGGTGCAGGGGCTGAACGTCAACAACGACCTGCTGCGGATCACTGGCAACGACTGCGCGGTCCGTAATCTGGGCTTCGACGGCCAGCAGACCGTCAGGCAGAGTAACGCCTCACTCATCCGCGTCACGGGCGCGACCTCGGTCTGCATCGAGTATTGCCGGCTCGACAACGCCAAGGAGTACGCGGTCATCGCCTCCGGCAGCCGCGAGGTCAACATCTCGTACAACCGGGTCAACCTGGCGGCCATCCACGGCATCCTCATCGGCGACCTGGCCGGCGGGACCTCGGGCATGACCGATTTCACCGTTCATGGGAATCGCATCTACAACTGCGGCACCCCCGGCGGTACGACCAACGGGCTCAGCGGCAAAGGCGTGAGCATACTGTCTACGTACGACCCCACCCAGGGCGGCGTGGTCAACGAGAACGTCGTCAGGAATTGTCTGGGCATCGGCATCGAGCTGTTCGCCTTCCTGGCAAACAGCGGCGTTGTGCAGAACGTCGGCGTCAACGACAACTACCTCGAGCAGCTCACGATCGGTCCGGACGTGATGGGCGTCTCGCTGGGCTTCTGCAACGACTGCACGGCGGTCGGCAACGTGATCTACGGCACCGAGATCGGCATCGAGGATGCCGGCGGGACCGGCAACACGGTGACCGGCAATGCGATCCACAATGCGGTTTACGGCATCTCCGTGTCCGGCGGCACCACCAACGGCACCCACGTCGGCAACACGATCACCGGCAGTTTCATCTTCGCCATCCACGACAACTCCAACCCGGCGCCCAACAAGGGCAACATCTACAGCGGCAACCGCATCACGGGAGCCGCCGGCTCAGTCGTCAGTCGTCAGGTGGGCATCCTCATCAACAATGGCTATTCGGGCGAGATGTTCACGATCACCGACAACCAGATCACGGCCTGCTCCGGTTCCGGGATCTACGTCCTCCAGGCGGATACCGGGCTCATTACCCAGAATCTGTGCAAGGGCAACGTCACCAACCCGGCCAACTCCACATCGGATGCCGACCTGTATTTCAACCTGGCAGCCGGCCAGATGCAGAAGATTCAGGTCTACCAGAACCTGTACGACACGTTCCTGCCGACCCCCGGCGCGTCCACCTCCGACACCGCCACGCTCAACGTCAAGATGCTTGGCGCGACCGGCAACGGCACCACCGACGACTCGACGGCAATCGCGAGTGCGAACGCCGCGCTGGCCGCTGGCGGCGGGGGGGTGCTGCTATTTCCGCCGGGCACCTACCAGTGCAGCGTCAACTTGCGGCCAGCCGCGAACGTGATCTGGCGCGGCTGCGGCGAGGGGCAGACCAAACTGCGGCAGCCGGCCGGGACCGCGATCAACCTGATGACCATCAACCAGAACGGCGTCGTCATCGAGGACCTCGGCTTCGATGGTTTGCAGAGCGGCAAGGCGGCCAACGCCTCGCTGATCCGGGTGGACGGCGCCAGTAACGTGACGATCCAGCGCTGCGGCTTCGACAACGCCAAAGAGATGGCCATCCTCGTCACCAACACCAGCGGCGCACACGTCATCGACAACCGGGTCACCAACTCGGCCACCCATGGCATCGTGGTCGGCGACATCGGCGGCGGTCCGGCCGGCACGTACGACTTCTTCGTCACCCGCAACAACGTGGCGACCTCGGGCATCGCCGGTGACAGCCTGACCGGCATCGGCATCTACATCGCCGCTAACGGCCAGGTAACCCAGCGCGGCATGGTCAGCAACAACAGCGTTCACAACTGCAAGGGGGACGGCATCACGGTGCTCGCCAACCCGCCCAGCGGTGGGCTCATCAGCGAGATTGTTGTCAGCGCCAACTCGGTCGTGGCGGTCCCTTCGCCGGGCGTGGCACTCAACCTCGTGCATGGCTCCAACTGCACGATCACCGGCAACATGGTGGACAACTGCAACGTGGGTGTGCAGAACGCCGGCAGTACCAACAGCGTCATCATCGGCAACGCGCTCAACAACGTCACCAACGTCGGCATCGACGTGTTCAGCGGGACGACCGGCTGCATCCACTCGGGGAACGTCATCACCGGACCGTTGGGATTTACCTTCGGGATTCAGGACAACTCCAGTCCAACCCCGAACACCAGCAACATCTACAGCAACAACCTGATCACCGGCTCCGGTGGATCAGTCGTCGCGCGCCAGATGGGTATTCAGATCCTCAATGGCGTCGCCAGCCAGCGGTTCTCGATCATCGGCAACCAGGTGACCAACTGCTCGGGCTCCGGCATCTACGTCGCGGGTGCCGACACCGGCACCATTGCCCAGAACATCTGCTCGGGCAACGTGACCAACGCCGCCAACGTCTCGACCGACGCGGATATCTACATCAACCCTGGTGCCGGCCAGCTCGACAAGATCATTGTCGGCCCGAACATCTACACCACCTTCATTCCGAACCAGACCGCGACGGACGGCCAGGTCTCGCAGACTCAGGTGGTCGGCGGTCTGCACAAACTCGCGTCCAAGACCATCGGCGGAACCCAGACCACGGTCGCTCACGGGCTGAGCTACACGCCCAACAAAGTCTTGATCAAGCCGCGGAGCAACCAGACTGTCTGGGAAAGCCAGGCGGCCGATGGAACCAATGTGTACCTGACCGCTTCGGCCAGCGCGACGGTGGACATCTATGTGGCGTAGGAGCGTGACGTCATGACGACATTCTGGGACAACATGGGCGGCGGCGCGTTTGGCCTTCCCGGCGCCACGTTTGGCGGCGGCGGTGGGCCCCTGCGCGCCCAGTTCCGCGACACGGTCATGCTGCGGTATCCCAACGGTGGCCTCGGCGTGCCGCCAGGGGCGACGGTCAACCTGTACGACGTCGGCACCACGTCGCCGATCGTGGGTACGATCTGGGCTGACGCGAGCAGCACGGCCACGCTGCCGAATCCGATGCCGACCGGCGACGACGGCGCGATCGACTTCTGGCTCGACATGGAACGCGAGCTCGACGTGGTGGTCTCGTGCGGCGGCTATGACACGGTGCGTGTGACGGTGACCACCGACTCTGCCAGCGGCGGCGATGGTGGTGGGACCGCCGGCGTCGACAGCGCCCTGCGCACCTACGTCCAGCACATCATGGGTCAGATCGACCCGACAGGACCTCCACCGCCATGACCGAGTCCAGCATTCCCGTCATCATCAGCCTGAACGCGCGTGTGATCCGCGCCTGTCCTGAGCACGCAGCGTGTCCGCTCGATTGTCCGCAGCGCCGGGTCGAGGATCTCGGCGAGATTATCCCACCCCAGGAGATGCAGCCGTGAGCACACTCGTTCCCAGCGTTGGCAAAGCCGTCATCAGTGGCCGTATGTTCGGCGCGACGCCGAGCCAGGCCGAGCCGCACTACATGGGCTGGGGCACTGGCACGGGTGGTGTCGCCGGCACCACCAACCTGATCACGCCAGCGTCCGAGGCGCGCGTGAGCGGCACCAGCAGTCAGGTCACCTCGACCAGCCCGGCCGTGACCAATGACACCCACCAGGTCGTGGCGACGATCACCGCCACGGCCAGCAAGACCATTACCGAGGTGGGCATCTTCGATGCCGTGGGCTCGGGCTCGCCGCCATCGGGTGGCGTGCTGTACGCCTACTTCGACGGTTTCAGCCAGGCGCTGAACAACGGCGACTCGATCCAGTTCACCGCAAAGATCACCTTCACCTAAAAGCCTAAAAGAAGATGGCGGCGGGCTTTCGCACCGGCTCCGGCGTCACGTCCGGATCGCTGAACCTCATCACCGCCAACACCCAGACGCTGGGCGGCGGCACGCCAGCCACCATCGTGGTTGGCGACCGCATCATCGTCACGGCCGTGTTTGCCGCGGCCAGCCTCACGCCGACTATCGGTTTCACCGACAACCGCAACACCGGCGCCTACACGATCGACGCGTCGGTCAACTACACGCTGCCCAGTGGTGACCACGCGCGCTTCGTCATCGCCAGCCACACGGTCACCGTCGGCGGGACCACCCAGGTCAGCGTCAGCTCGTCACCGGCGGCGTACGGCGGCTTCTCGGCCGCCGCCTACACCGGCCTGCTGGCGAGCGATCCAGGTGGGGATGTCGCACAGGCGGCCAGCGGCACCACGGCCACCGCCTCATCGGGCGCGACGGCCGCCAACACGCTGGCCGACGAGCTCGTCATCGGCGCCTACGGCGACCTGGGTGAGGGCACGGCCGTCGCGATGGGCGGTATCAACGGCAGTACCACCGGCTGCGTGCTGCGCGTCAGCCACATCAACGACGGCAACCAGTACCAGGGCCTGCTGTTCGACAAGCTCGACTCGGGCAGCACGCTGGCGACCCAGACCGCCACGGCCACGGGCACGGGCGCCGTCGAGTGGGGCTGCGGTTGCGTCGTCTACAAACTCGTCGCCAGCAACGTCACCTACCCCCTGAGCGGCAGCGTCAGCCAGGCGCAGTCGCCCTCGGTCGTTCGCGTCCCGCTCATCACCTACCACCTCACCACCACCAGCGCCAGCCAGGCGCAGGCAGCCGCGCTCACCCGCGTCCCGATCATCGCGCCGCAGACCTACCACCTCACCGGCAGCGCGACCGTCCACGGCGCGCCGTACTCGCTGGCGCTCGGCACCTTCTTTCACGTCACGCTCAGTGCCACCCAGCCCCAGACGCCGACGCGCGCGTTCGTCGTTGCCCACCGCTACACCCTGACCCTCACGTCGGCAACACAGGCCCAATCGCTGAGCCTGGCGACGGTCACCGTCGGCCACCCCTTCATCGCCAGCGTGTCCACCAGTGGCCGCTATCTGCTCGACCAGTACGCGCAGCCGTACTTCATTCAGGGCAGCTCGCCACAGTTAATGTGCTCGCAGCTCGGCACCACGGACATGGCCACCTACTTCGCCGACGTCGCCTCGCGCGGGGTCAACTCCTGCCAGATCCACCTCATGGCGAACGACGGGATCTGGTTCCAGCTCAACTCCAACAGTGCGAACGTCACGGACCCGACCAATCCGCCGTTTTCCAACATGGCCACCCTGAGCGGAACCAACGCCGCCTACTGGGCGCGCGTCGACACCATGTTTGACCTGGCCGCTCAGAAAGGCATCACCGTCTGGGCGAGCCCCTGCGAAAACATCTCCTACGGCGGCACCATCGACGGCATGACGCTGGCTCAGTGCCAGAGCTTCGGCACGTTCATCGGCACCCGCTACGCGGCGCGCCCCAACATCGTGTGGTCCTTTGGCAACGACTACACGCAGTGGACGCGCGACCCCAAGTACAACGCGGTGCTCACGGGCATCCGCAACGCGGGCGACACGCATCTGGTCACCACCTGGTTTCTGGACAACGGCAACTCGTGGGACGACACCTACTGGGACACCATCCACCAGACCGTGCTCGGCTACTCGTACGGCACCTCGTACACGCCAGTCGAGCGCGGCTACGCGCACACTGGGGCCGGTGCGCCGCAGCCGGTGTTCTTCGGCGAGGGCAACTACGAAGGCGAAAACAACAAGGGCTACGCCGCGAACGCGAACGCCGAAACGCTGCGCCGCACGGCGTGGTGGGCGATCACCTATGGCGGCTGCGGGCACTTCTACGGCCAGCACACGACCTGGTCATTCTTCACGGGCTGGCAGACGGACCCCACGAGCGGACTCAACAGTCCGGGCGCGCAGTCGATGGCCAAAATCGGCCCGTTCATGCACGCGCTGACGGGCTGGCAGAACCTGCTTCCTGACACCGCGGGCACGCTCATCACCGCCGGGGCCGGCACCCACGACACCACCAACGGCTACGTCGATCCGCTGACCAACAACTTCGCGACCGCGGCCATCACGGCCGACAAGAAACTGGCGCTGATCTACGTGCCCACGGTGCGCGCCTGGACGGTCAACACCAGCGGGATGGCGGGTACGCCCAACGGCACGTGGTTCGACCCGACGACGGGCACCACGTCCGCGGCGCCCGCGCCGTACACCATCCCGCCCACGGCGCATAGCGACGGCGCGCATGACTGGGTGCTGGTCCTGCAAGTCCCGCCGCCGCCGGTCATCTACTACCTGACCGTCACGGTCGCTCAGGCGCAGGCACCGCGCGTGCAGCGGCGGGCGGTGCTGTCTCGGACGGTGACCCAGGCACAGCAGGCCACGTACCGCCAGCAGATCCTCCTGTTCCGCACCGTCAGCCAGGCACAGAGCCCCAGCGTGACGACGCTCACCACTGGCCACGGGCACCCGTTCACCGGCTCGGCCACGGTGGTGACGTCGCCGTCACTCACCCTGGCGCGCTCGAGTCCGCCGCATGCGCTCACCGTCTCGGCGTCCATCGGCCAGAGCCTGAGCCTGAGCAGTGCCGTGCCGGCGCTGCTGCAGGTCATGTGGGACCCGGCGACCGGCACCTTCCGCACGTCCGGCACCTATCCACTCGTCCAGTGGCCGGGTGCCGGCGGACAATTCGAAGAAACGGGGCCCTAACAAGCAAGCAGAGCCATGCCCATCATTCTCGATCCCATCGCGGGCGCGCCGACGCCAGCCCTGGCCACGTTTCCCACGCTGGGCCAGTACCGCCGCCGACTGGCCGACGCGGCGGGCTTCACCATTCAGACCGCCACCACCGCGCTCGCCGGCGCGGCCAACCAGCTCGTCGTCGCCGACTTCATCTCGAGCGAGCTCGAGAGCACGTTCCTGGGCAATACCTGGGCCTACCAGCCGCTCGGGCCGAACGCGGGTCAGAACCGCCGCGTGGTCTATGGCGGCCTGGCGCCGGGTACGGGCACCGTCACCGTCGAGGCGCCGTATAGCGTAGCCACGCCCGCGGGCACGCCCGTCGAGTTCCACGGGAAACTGCCGGCCACGCGGCGTGAGGGCCGCCTCGGCCTGAACGACATCGTCAATCGCGTGTTGGCCGAATGCTGGACCGTCCAGAAGTTGCCGATTCCCGCGGTCCAGGACCAGCGCGTGTATCCGATGGGCGCCTATCCCTGGCTGCGCGCGGAGGACCAGGTCATCGAGGTCTACTCCCTGGGCCAGACGACCGACCCCAACGCGCAGGACCAACTGATGATCAACTGGCGATGGGTGCCGGCTGGCGACAATCCGGGCATCGAAGTGGCCATGCCGCTGAACGCCGGCGACACGCTCAAAGTGCAGTGCTTTGTGCCCCTGTCGTGGTGGATCAACCAGGGTGCTGGCTTCGGATTGGTGGCCAGTGAGGGTCTCGTCAGCGAAACCGACCAGGCACTGCTGAACCTGATGGGCATGGAGATCATCGGCGCCAGCTACGTGTACTGGGAGCTCGCCAAGTGGGGTCTGCCCGAAGACCGCGCCGAATATCGGCAACTACGCGCCCAGGCGCGCGCGGCGGCGAATGAGTGGAAGCGCCTTTCGCTCGACCATCCGAAAATTAGAAAACAGCACTGGCCGGCGATGCTCACCGTGCGCTCGCGCGACAACTATGGCTACCACTCGTACATGACACCGGGCTGACCTAAGAAAAAACCATGCCGACGTTTCCACTGCGCGACTCGATCGCCGTCAACGGCATCGATTACACGCTGTTCCAGCACAGCTCGGCCGCGCGCGGGCAGCAGGCGCGCGGCGGCGACGATCAGCAGTCGATCCCCGAGCTGAGTGGCGAGCCGGTCGACCCGAGCGACGAGCCGCTGGTCATGGACACGTTTCACCTCGGCGCGTTCTATTCATGGCGGCTACTCGCGGGCACGTATGCCTACGCGCAGAACGGCGACGCCCGTTTTCCCAGGTTGGTGCTGCCAGGCCCGTACCAGAACTCGGTGAACCTGCCGTCGATTGCCGACTATCCGCGCTGCGCGCTGCAGTACGGGCCTGATCTGTACGTCGGCGCCGGGCGCTACATCTACCGGATTCCTGGCGGCGTGGGCACGCCCGCGATCGACCAGGACCTGGGCGCCGGCAACGTCGCCTGGAGTATGCAAACCTTCGGTGGCGCGCTGTTCTGTGGCACCAGCGTGGGCGCGACCAGCTCGAGCGCGCCGGGCCTGCTGTGGCAGAAAGCGACGCCCGGCGCGGGCGGCTGGACCAACACCACGGGCCTCTTCAGGAAATCGCTCGCGACGGCCTGGTATACGGCTGTCGGCACGGCGGGCGCTGTCGGTGCCTACCAGATGATCGGCCAGGACACGTCCTCATCGGTGCGCAACGTGGCCACCGCGCCGCTGACCGCGGCCAACTGGGGCGCCTCGATTCCAATCGGCGATACGACCTACGGCATCAATCGGCTGATCGGCGACCAGACGCACGTGTACATCGCCAAAACGAACGGCTTGCACGACCTCGACGGCGTCACCGGCTACACGCCCAATTTGATGCCGTTTTTCGCCGCGGGTCTGGATGACGAAAACGGCATCGCTGGTCACTCGAGCGGTGGCGAGATCTACACGGCGCACCTGAGTGGCCTGTTCAGGATGGACGTGAGCGGCTCGCTCAGCTCGCGCATCGTCACCGTCACGCCTGGTCACGGACTGCCCAATGAGACGCCGGTGCGCGGCAAGATCCTGGCCTCGACGTCGTGGGGCCCGTGGCAAATCATGGCGGTCTACAACGGTGTCGACACGTACATCTGCTGGGGCCGCGACATCATGCAGGGCGACGCCGGCGTGAGCCCGTTTGGGTACGGCTACGGCTACGGGCCCAGCCCGTCGGCGATCGGGCCGTCGCCCATGCTCTGGCACGGCGGCCTCGTCTACCTGCCTGGTCAGCGCTGTTATCTGTTGTACGTTTCGGGATTGACCTCACCGGCGCGGCTCTGGTTTGGCAATGGGCAGGCGCTCCGCTGGTGCCTGCTACCGCGCACGGAGAACCCACTACAGGACTCGGAGTACGACTACGCGAATCAATGGTCGCTCTGGCTGCCGGGACAAGATTGGGGCCACCCTGCAACGCCCAAAGCATTGCTGCAGATCGACGTCGAGGCCGACAACTTCGGAGCTGGCGCGTCGATGGTGGTTAACGTCAACGCGGAAGGTGGCTCGTACACGCAGTGGGGCGTTGCCAATACCTCGCCGCAGTCGCAGCTGCCGATGGTGCAGCCCTACACCGGTCGACGTATCGGCGTGCGTCTGGACGGCTTCAATACAACGACCTCGCCGGCGATCCTGCGCGTGCTCATGCCGCGCGCGCAGGTGCGCGTGGCGGTGCGCATGCTGCGGACCTATCAGATCCTGCTCGGCTTCGGGAACCAGGACCGCTTCGGCGGTTTTTCTATTGGCCGCGCGCTGGACCAGTTCCAGGTGCTGCAGGTGCTGCAGACGGCGGGCACGGTGACGCTGCGCGACGAGTTCGGCGAAACGGTGACCGCAATGATCATCCCGCCGGTACAACGCGAAGTGCTGTATCTGCGCGCCGAGGCCGGCCGCGACCAGAACGAGCCGGTGCTGGTAGCGACCGTGCAATTCAAACTGCTGACCGGTGCCGCCGGGCCCGCGGCGCTGCGCTGGGACGACGGCCATCTGTGGGATTCAGGAACGATCTGGACCAGCTAAGGAGAGGTCACCATGCCAACACTGAATGACGTTATCGCTGGCTCGGTCCAGCAAGCCGCGCAAGTGCAACAGGTGGTCGATTTGCTGAAGGGTACGCCGAATAAAGGCGTACCGGTCGCGCTGACAGCGGTCAACGATCCACTCAACTACGCGCTGTCGATCCAGAACGATGACCCAATCAACGCGCGCGCGCTGAGCGTCCTGAAAGCTGATGGCTCGCCACTGCTGACGTGCGATATCAACGGCGTGACGTTCGGCAGTGGCGCGGCGGTCAACTTACCACCGAACTCGGTGAGCACCAGTCAGATCGTGGACGGCACGATCCAGAACGCGGACCTGGCGGCTGGGGTCGCCGCGGCCAACGTCGGCACGCTGGGCGGCCCGCTGCGGGGCACACTCCCGAATCCGACGCTGTCCAACCCGTTGACCATACCGGGCACGCTGATCATGCCAGCCGGCGGCGTCATTGGGTACGCGCCGACCCCCGGCGCGCGCTACGACCACATCTACTTCGGCGCCAACGACTCGCTGGCCAACGTGCAGAACAGCCGGCTGCAGTTTGTCCGCAACTACGACAGTGTCCCGAGTATGGAGGTGCTCGGTAGCGGGACCGTCCTGGCGACCCGCTTCCAGGGCGCGGTGACCGGCGCGGCGATCGACGCCAACACCATCGACGAAGACCGCATGACGACCAATGGGCGGCTCAGGTTCGTCAGCCAGTACTGGGGCCAGGCCAACTGGTCGACGTCCACGACCGGATCGTGGGTGGCGACAGCGGTTGTCACGGCGCTGCCCAACGTGCAGAACAACAAGTCGTATCTGTTGAGCTGGATGGTGCCGATCCAGAGCACCTCGGCGACCGCCACTGTCCTGGTCGGGCTGGGCTGGAACGGCTCGCCCCAGGCCCAGGTGGCGCAGTGGACCTGCCCAGGGTCCAACTATCTGAACACGCTGTCGGGTAGTGTTGAGTTGGCCGGCGGCGGGGTGCCCCTGGCGACCAACGTGCAACTGTACGTGCAGGCCAATGCGGGCACGACGATCGTCAGTGGCGCGACGTATTCGAGTCTGGTGGTATCGGAGATCTTCACGGCATGACCATCATCATCAGTAAGCCGGTCAACCTGAGCCAACTGCAGCAGGAAATGGTGACCGCCGGCGTGCCAATCAACCAGGGGCTGATCCTCGAGGGCACCACGCTGCAGGATGTGCAGGGTGGGCAGGCGACCGATTTTCGTGACGAAGCGGCGGCGCAGGCGGTCGTCGATGCGCACCAGGCCCTGCGCGACAAGACCGACGCGGAGCTGACGACCGAATTTCAGGCGAGTGACGACCCGGCCAGAAAGCAGGACCTCCGCGACATGATCAGCAACCTGCTGCCCAGAGAGCAGGTGCCGATGTGACGGAGTTCTCGGTAGGTCCGGGCGTGCAGCAGGCGATGGCCGACAACGGTGATGAGCCGCGCAGCGATGAGCAGTTCATCATCCTGCGCGAAGGCCACAAGGTCAGCATGACGTTCTCCACAGGCGGGGTCTATTACTACTACGAGGAGGACAATCGCACCCAGCGGTGTCCCTTTTGACGGAGCTGCGCCGCCGGCTCAGGGCATCACCTGGGACCCGTGGATGGAACAGCCGGCGCAGCTGTACGACTGGACGTGTTCGGCGGCGAGTCTGGAGTGGGTCAAACGTTCGACCGCCCTGATTCTGCCCCCGCCAGACATTTTTCTCAGTCGCGAGACGACCGTGTACGAGATTGGCTACCCGGACAATATCAACGCGACGTACGGACTGATGAACGCCGACGGCTCCGCTCTGAGGAAGGTGCTCGAGGACTATGGGCAGGAGACGTCGCAGTCCTGGCTCGACTTCGACACCACCTACGAGCTCGCGCAGGGCACCACGGGGATGCTCAGTGGCCAGGCCTACTACCATTGGGTCAGTTTGCGCGGCGTGCAGGGCGACACGCTCTGGATTTCCAATTCGGCACCGGGCTATCGCGCGATCTACAACAACCTGAGTCGCGCAGACTGGGATCGCCTCGGACCAGGCTGGTCAGTCGTCTGGCTAGTCTGATTGATGTTGCTGTACGCGGTGCGCCACTGGCTCGCCCACTTCCTCAGTTGGAACACCGGCCACTGCCACGCTTTCTGGCGCGACGGGCATCTCCTGATGGCCTTCATCTGCGACGGATGTGGCGAGATGCAGGGAGTGCGCGAGATTCCCGAGTCGATCTATGGACACCAGCGTTGGTGAGCACATGGATGACCAGGTCGTTGGCGAGTCGGAGCGGACGGTCCAGCCGCGGCACTCGTCGCTGCGCATCGACATCACCTTGAGCGTCGGGTACACCAGAGAGCGCGCGGCGATCACTGACCGCTGGGAGATGCGTCTCAGCACCGTGGGACTACTGGTCGCCGGTGCAATCATCTGTCTGGTCGTCCTGGCGCTGCTGCTGCCACACCTGATCACGGTGCTGTCTGGAGGTTAAGGTCCAGGTCCACGTGGCAGTACGACGTCACCGCGCTGGCCAACT